TTTGGCATATCCTAAAGAACACTGACGATAACATCGGTATGATGTTCTTAGAAGAGGGTGTTCGTAAGACTGCTCGTAGCTTGATGTCGTTAGCTATCAACAAACCAATTCATTTACCTGATGTAGAAGTCTCAGAAGGAGAATTAAAAGATGCTTTTGACAATACTCTCGGTACTAATCGTCTGTATCTTTTTGACCATTTCGGTAGCTCTAGCCTTGACAATATCGTTAATCGTGTGCGGTATATGGCAAAAGGACTCAACTGTGGTTTTGTTGTCCTTGACCATATTAGTATTATTGTGTCTGGTGGGGATGTGGGAGATGAGCGTAAGGCACTGGATTCGATAATGACACGCTTGCGTATGTTGGTTCAAGAGACCGGCATTAGCTTGATGTGTGTTAGCCACCTGAAGCGTCCAGAATCTAAAGGACACGAAGAAGGAGCTTCTACATCATTGGCACAGCTTCGTGGCTCAGGCTCTATTGCACAACTATCAGACATCGTGATAGGATTAGAGCGTAACGGACAGGCATTAGATGCTATCGAACGCAACACCACCCATGTACGAGTATTGAAGAACAGATTTAGTGGTTACACAGGCAGTGCTAGTGATTTGCTTTACAATCCTAACACCGGACGAATGATGGAAATTAAGGACACATTATGAACATGAAACTCACAGATATTATTATTAAACACAACGACATTGAGATAATTAAATCCGGTGTTGTTATTTACAAGAACGGCACCATGATTCCACTAGCAGAAGACGAGTTAAAATCTCTTCTGTTGAATTTTAATATTCACGGTGTTGGACAAACTATTCCAGTAGAGGCTTAATATGAACGAAGATTTAGTTAAACAAGCACGACGCTACGCTGAGAAAGATGAATACCATGTTACTCGTCGTTACATCACTGAACTCTGTAATGAGATTGACAGACTGCGTAACATCAACACCAATGTGTTTAGTCGTATCCAAGATAACAAAGAAGTCTGGAACAATGCTGAACGCTATCTCTGGCTTCGCAATGCGGCATGGGATGTTGGATTTGAAGATGTAGCACCGATTGTTGTAAACTGTGACAATCGTATGGAAAAGTTTGATTGGTTAGAAGGTTCTAAATTAGATGTAGCTATTGATGAATGGAGAAATAAATGAGAAGCGAACCAAGAGGATTGACAGCAACATTTAAAGTTACTAAGACTTACTATGTTACTTGTTCCGGATACACTGAAGAAGACTGCTACATCATGGCAGAGAACTTAACTGCAGAAGATATTGACGAAGATGATTTTGTCGAGATGGAAGTAGAAATTAAGGACGGGTTTGAATATGACTCTTTCTAGCGTAAAGTGGTACGGTACAATCCTGTGTCTAATAGGTATTGCATTGACTAGCTTCAATGTCTATCCTTTAAACATCTTGTTTGGATTGATTGGTAGTGGATTGTGGACGACTGCTGGCTATATGCAAGACGATACACCACTTGTATTAGTTGAGGGTGTAGCGACTGCGTTGTATGCCTTTGGTGTAGTTACTTATATTATTATGGAGATTACAAAATGGATTTGAACGAATTGATTGAGAAGTTAGACCAACGCTACGGAAATCCGTATGCAGCCAAAGAATGTTTTTTAATACAAGAAGCTATCAAAGTATTGCGTATACAAACACTTGAGATTGCAGCGTTACTGAAACAGGTACAAGAGAAGTGATATGGTTTGGAAGTGTCCACCACTACACCTACCGAACTGGAATAACTTATGGAAATGGAAAACAGAAATGGTTAACTCACCATGTACCGGTAAATGTGAATTAGATTTCTTTGATATTTGTCGTAAATGTCAGCGCACTAAAAATGAAATCAGTAGATGGTATATTATGACTGATGATGAGAAGTTAGAAGTATTAGAAAGGTTAATGAATGACGCATCCTGACCAACGCTTTGGAGGAACTACTTATGCACAACATGGAGATGATATTGTTATTCGTTGTGTTTTCGATAGTTTGGGTATTGATAATCCATCATACCTAGACATCGGAGCACATCACCCTACTAACATTAGCAACACTAAACTATTCTACGATGCTGGCTCTCGTGGTATCAATGTCGAAGCTAATCCTAACCTGTTCTCACAGTTCATGGTTGATAGACCTTACGATATTAACTTGAACTTTGGTGTTGGTAAGGAATCAGGGTTCATTCCTTTCTACATGATTGACAACTACTCTGGTCGTAACTCGTTTGACTTTGAGACTGTCAATGCTTTTGTACAAGACTATCCTGAGTTCTCTATCAAACAAGTTGTTGACTTACCGGTAATGACAGTTGCTCAGATTTTAAGCAATAGAACTATACCTGACTTCCTGACGATTGATGTAGAAGGGTTAGACTACGACATCTTGAAGTCAATAGATTTTGAACGCTATCCGTTTAAGGTTATCTGTGTGGAAGTTGGCGGAAGCGACAAGATTAACTACGCTGATGCTGTCAGTAGCTTGTTGGAGGAAAACAACTACTTCTCACTAATTCGTTGTGGTGCTAACCTAATCTTCGTTGCAAAACAGTATGAACATCTGGTAAGATAACTACATGAAAATAGTTCTCGACATTGAAACCAACAGTAGACATGATGTGATTTGGCTTTGTGTCACTCGTAACATTGAAACAAATGAGGTAAAAGTATGGAAGCAAGCAAGTGGATTACAAGAGTATTTGGAAAGTTGCGACTTGATTATAATGCACAACGGAATAAACTTCGACTGCCAAGTACTGAAAGAGACATGGAAAGTTATTCCGAAATTGAGCCAAGTGTGCGACACGCTCGTGTTAAGTCGCCTACTCAATCCAAGCCTCGAAGGAGGACACAGTCTTGATGCGTGGGGACAGCGTCTAGGTTTTCTTAAAGGAGACTTCTGTGACTGGGATGCTGGTTGGTCTCAGGAGATGGAAGATTACTGTATTCAAGATACACTTGTTACACAGAAGTTATACGAGCATTTAACATACGAATTAGCATCACAAGAATTCTCAACACAATCACAAAGGTTAGAACATGAAGTCCAAGCTATCATCACGAAGCAAGAAAAAGCAGGGTTTAAACTTAATCAAGTCGGAGCTTTACAACTATTATCTGAACTTAAAGCTAAGTTGGATTCTATTCAAGTTGCGATGCAAAGTATTTTCCCTGCGAGAGTCGAGTCTAATCGCATTAGTAAACTGGGTAAACCACTCAAAGACATCGTCACCGACTTCAACCCCGGTAGCCGTAAGCAGATTGCCGAAAGACTCATCGAAAAAGGCTGGAAGCCGACCAAGTACACCGAAAAAGGTAGCGTCATCGTCGACGAAACCACGCTCGAAGGTCTCGACTTCCCAGAAGCGAAAGCCATCGCAGAGTACCTAATGCTTCAGAAGCGTATAGCACAGGTAGAATCGTGGCTAGAGGCTGTTAAAGAAGATGGTAGGGTACACGGTAGGGTAATTACAAACGGTGCTCAGACAGGCAGGATGACCCACATGAGTCCTAACATGGCTCAGGTTCCTAACAGTGGTGCTATATATGGTCCTGAATGTCGAGCTTTGTGGACAGTTGAGAAAGGCAATAAGTTAGTAGGTATTGATGCTTCAGGATTGGAGCTTCGTATGCTTGCTCACTACATGAACGACAATGCGTATACAAATGAAGTTGTATCAGGGGATATCCACACAGCGAATCAAACCGCTGCTGGGCTGCAGACGAGAAATCAAGCTAAGACATTTATCTATGCCTTTCTCTATGGTGCAGGAAGTGCCAAAATCGGGTCGGTTGTTGGAGGTACTGCGAAAGAAGGACAGAAACTTATTGATAGTTTTCTACGCAACACACCGAGCTTACAGAAACTTAGAAAGAAAGTGGCTGATGCGTATGCTAAAAGGGGACGGCTACAAGGTCTTGACGGACGCAAGCTACTCTGTCGTTCCGAGCACTCGGCACTCAACACGCTATTGCAAGGTGCAGGTGCGATAGTGATGAAACAAGCTGTTGTTATCTTGCATAAAAAGCTAGTTCGTGCTAAGATTTGGCATGAGTTCAAAGCTAATGTACACGATGAGTGGCAGATTGAAGTCAAAGAAGCAGATGCTGAAACTACGGGTAAGTACGGGGTTGAAAGTATTGAAGAAGCTGGTATTGTATTAAAGATGAACTGTCCATTGACAGGTGAATATAAAGTTGGCGATAACTGGAAAGAGACACACTGATGGACGGAAAAGAATTAACTAAGATTGGAGAAGTTGTTATTACTTTGTTTGAAGATAACACTTACTCTGTTGGGACTTCTGTAACGATTGATGATACACTTGACTTGTTAGCTGATGCTTATGAAGCTATCGAGAGTGGAACATTAGACGGTATGGATGTGTTTGAGCAGTTTGGCGGTACAATTCAGTAGTTTAATCAATGCAGTATATTTAAGGAGCATTATATGAGTAATTTAGAAAAACCAATCAAGTTAGAAGCCGAAGTTCAGTGGGCTTTCTTCAACAAGAAATCAGAGATGTCCGGTAAGTTTCAGGTAGACCTCTGTAACCTCAGCAAAGAAGCAGTTAGTGCTTTAGAGCAAGCAGGTCTCAATCCTCGTCAGCGTCCTGACAAACCTGAAAAAGGTTGGTTCTTGACTGCTAAGAGTAACTACGAGATTGTTCCTTTCGACAAGTCTGGAAAAGAAATCAAAGAAGCTGTTGGCAATGGTTCCAAAGCTATCGCAATGATTAAGCCTTACGAGTGGAAATGGCAAGCTAAGAAGGGTGTATCTCCATCTCTAGTTAAAATCACTATCACTGACCTCGTTGTTTACAACGCAGACTCAGGTGCTAATGAAGAACAACTCGACGACGAGATAGCACTGTAATGAAGGCTCTCGTCGATGCGGATATTTTAGTTTACAGATTTGGATTTGCTTCCGAAGGAGACCCTGCAGAGTTTGCGTTAGCTCGTCTATCTGAATTCTTGGACAATCTCTATGTAAATCTTCCTGTCGACGAGGTCGAAGGCTACTTGACTGGTAAAGGTAACTTCAGAAATGAGGTTGCCGTTACTGCTCCGTACAAAGGAACTCGTAAAGCAGACAAGCCTTACCACTTTGGATTACTTCGTGAATATATGCAAAAGTCATGGGGTTTCATTGAAGTAGAAGGTATTGAAGCAGATGACAAACTTGGTATTGAAGCCTACAAACACGAGCCAGAAGAGACAATCATTGTCAGCTTAGACAAAGACCTCAACATGATTCGTGGTAATCATTACAACTTCGTTAAAGAAGAGCAGTACTACATTACCGAAGAAGAAGGTATCCGTAATTTCTATCTACAGATGTTGACAGGAGATACAGTTGACAACATCATTGGACTAGCTGGTATTGGTCCTGTTAAATCTAAGAAGATGTTAGCGGATTGCAAGACAGAGAAAGATATGTACGATGTTGTCTTGAAGGCTTACGACAACAATCTTGACCGTGTCATTGAGAATGGTCGTCTATTATGGATTCTTAGAGAAGAAGGACAAGTATGGCAACCGCCACAATAATAAGTATTGATTGGATTGACGCAGTCGCAGATTCAGGCTGGGAAGATAAAACAAAAGCAGCGATTCACCACTGCACTACAGTAGGGTTCTTAGTCGATGAAACTGACGAAGCAATCTGTCTAGCATCAACATGGTCTGTTGACCAGACTAATGCAAGGATGCACATTCCTAAAGCATGGATTAAGAATAGAAAGGTATTATCAGATGAAACCCCAGTCAGCAAAAGCAAAGGGAAGAAACCTGCAAAAGTGGTTAGCAAACGAACTGCTAAAAAGGTATCCGCAACTCAGGTTAGGGGACATCACAAGCACTTCGATGGGAGCAAGCGGAGCTGATGTAAAGCTAAGTCCTTTAGCACAAGACTTGATTCCATTTCAATTCGAATGTAAGAACTTAGCAAAGATTGCTGTTTATCAATACTACGCACAGTGTCGTACACACGGTACACACGAACCAGTAGTAGTGATGAAACAGAATCAAAGTAAACCACTTGTAGTAATTGATGCAGAAGTATTTTTTGATATTATTTCAAAGGAACAAAAATGAGATTACATTTTGATTTTAGTGAGTATGAAGAAGATGATGACGGCACTCGTGTCTTATTGACAGTAACACTTCCTGACGGACAGTCACATCGTCGTGTAACAGAAATCTATGAAAAAGCTGTTTCTTTACTTTACGGTTACGACATTGGCGTTGGTCAACAGTATGAGTTTAACTTTGATGACAATGCTGAGTGTACTAAAGATGTTAAAGGATGCGGTAACTGTGTTCAAGGGACTTGTGTCTTTGGCTGTGGTAGGGAATTCGCATGAAGATTCTACTACTAGACATCGAGACATCCCCGATGACTGCGTATGTCTGGGGAATCTGGGACCAGAATATATCACCTAATCATATAATTGACTCGTCTAACATCCTCTGCTGGGCTGCTAAGTGGTTAGACAGTGATGAAGTGATGTTTGATTCTGTACATCAATCTAAGCCAAAGGCTATGCTTAAAGGTATTCATGGACTTCTCGACGAAGCTGACGCTGTGGTGCATTATAACGGTACTAAGTTTGACATTCCTACACTTAACAAGGAATTCCTACTATTTGGTTATAATCCACCATCACCTTATAAACAAATTGATTTACTCCGTGTGGTTCGTAGCCAGTTTAAGTTTCCTTCTAACAAGCTAGACTATGTATCTCAGCGTCTTGGCTTAGGTAAGAAAACTGAACACGCTGGCATGGAGCTATGGACGAAGTGCATGAAAGGCGATAATGATGCTTGGAAGATTATGGAGTCGTATAACATTCAAGATGTTATTCTTCTGGAAAACCTGTACGATAAACTTTTACCTTGGGTTAAGAATCCTTTTAATGTTAATGTATTCAATGATATTCAAGGTTGCCCGTCATGTGGACACACGCATCTTCAAAAGCGTGGAACAGCAGTTTCGTCTACTGGAACATTTCAAAGGTATCAGTGTAAGTCCTGTGGTTCGTGGGCACAAGGAACGACAGCTTTGGAAAAGAAAAAAGTCGAGATAAAAAAATGTCAATAACTCAAGAGTTAGTAACTCATTTATTTGACTACAAGGATGGGACACTATATTGGAAAAACCCGTCTGCACCTCGTATGAAAAAAGGACAAGTAGCAGGTCGCTTGGGAATACGAGGATATGTAGAAACAAATATAAACTATAAAAAATATAAGAACCATAGAATTATATTTTTGATGTTTAATGGTTATTTACCAGAGATAGTAGACCATATTGATGGTAATAGATTAAATAATCGAATTGAAAATCTACGAGCTGCAACAATGTCTCAAAACTTACATAATGCTAAACTGTCTAAAGCTAATAAGTCTGGAATAAAAGGAGTTTCTTGGGAAAAAGACAGGAATACATGGAAAGTTCAAATCGGGGTAAACGGAACAACTAAACGAATAGGCGGTATAAAAAGTTTAGAGCTTGCCGAATTAGTCGCACAGGAATTACGACAAATACATCACGGAGAATATGCACATAATGGATAATAGTTGTTGCGGTGAAGAAAAGAAAAAACAAGTTGGAGGTAGTCACTATCAAGTGGCTGCTATCCAGCCTTGGGATATTATGTCTGCTTATGGGCTTGACCCTTGGTCTGCCAATGTTGTGAAGTACATTCTTCGGTTTCCTTACAAAGCAGGTCGTCAGGATTTAGAGAAAGCACAGCACTACATTGAATATCTTATTACACATTATGACGAAGTAAAAGACACTTACTATGATTGAATTAAACAAACATCGACGGATTAACTTCTACGGAATAACAAACCAAGAAGACGCTAATCCAGCTTATCAGAAGGGGCAAAAACTCATTAAGGAAGGGAACTGGGAATACGGTTTCTATCTGCATGAGCTTCGGTCTCTTCCTAACCTAACACCAGTGTACGGAGTTAAGTCTAGCTTTGATAAGATGCGTGTGTGGATTCCCGGCATGAGCATCAAGGACGAGAATGTTGTTGTCTGGTGTGAAGCAGGATGGGGCGATATGATTCAGTTCAGTCGCTTTATTCCGTTACTTAAAGAAGCTGGTGCTAAGTCAGTTAAACTAGCGTTTCCAAGACAGATTCTAAAGCTCCTCAGAAGGCTTCCGAACCACGATGGTTTCTACGACATGGAACAGCCAATTAAGAACGGAATCAGGCTTAAAGTGATGTCCTTACCATATTGTCTTATGGAACATGGGGTTATGTCTCCTAAGCCAGTTGAGCACATTTATGGTGCAGAAGGTATCTTTAGAAATCTTGACCTAAATCAAGAAAAAAGAGACAAACCTATGATAGGATACTGTTATACCACTACCAACACCAGTTGGAACATGAAGGCAAAGCAAATGCCTAAAGAAATCATGTTGAACTTCATCAAAGAACACCCAGAGTTTGATTGGGTAAGTTTGCAGCAAGATGAAGGGTATCTCACTTCTGATTTATGGGTTGACACTGCTGACAAAGTTCAAGCATTGGACGGAGTTATCTCTGTTGATTCAGCTATTGCACATATCGCTGGCTCGGTAGGTGTCCCTGTCGCTAATTTAATAGGACAAGGAAAATTATCTTGCTGGAGATGGTATCCTGCACTAGAAACTACATATTGGTATGATAGTATGAAGACTGTGTGGTTTGAGAAGTGGGAAGATGGTCTTAAAGAAGCAATTAAACATTTTAAAGTTAAGGAAGTAAAAAATGCCGTTGACGCTAGTAGAGATAAAGGAAAGACTAAAACAGATACCAGAGTTAGACCTGTTAGAGCTACTAGAAATAAGCAGTGAGGAACTTGTTGAACGATTCAGCGATGTAATCGAAGACAAGGCAGATAAACTAGAACAGGAAGTGGAATAATGAGTAATAGCTACACAATGACACCGTATAACACCTTCATCGCTAAATCGAGATACAGTCGCTATCTTGACGATAAAGGTCGTCGTGAACACTGGGATGAGACAGTGGCACGATACTTTGATTTCATGGAGAAGCACCTTGCAACTAAGCAGAACTACACCTTGACTAAAGAGTTACGTGCAGAGTTAGAGCAAGCAGTAGTTGGTTTAGATGTAGTGCCTAGTATGCGTGCAGTAATGACAGCAGGACCTGCACTAGAGCGTCAGAATGTAGCTGCATTTAACTGTTCTTATTTACCTATCGATGACCCTAAAGCCTTTGATGAAGCGATGTATATCCTTCTCTGTGGTACTGGTGTTGGTTTCTCAGTGGAGCAACAGTATGTTAAGAAGTTACCTGAAGTCCCAGAGCAGTTGTTTGATAGTAAGACTTCTATTGTTGTGTCGGATTCTAAAGAAGGATGGGCAAAATCACTTCGACAACTCTTGGCTCTTCTCTACGCTGGCGAGATTCCAAAGTTCGACACTTCACGAGTTCGACCAGCAGGAGCTAGACTTAAGACCTTTGGAGGACGAGCCTCTGGACCAGGACCTTTGGAAGAACTTTATAAGTTTTGTGTCGCCAAGTTTAAAGGAGCAGCAGGTCGTCGTCTCACTTCCCTTGAGTGTCATGATATTCTCTGTAAAATCGGGGAAGTTGTTGTTGTGGGTGGAGTCCGACGCAGTGCAATGATTAGTCTGTCTGATTTATCAGATGATAAGATGGCACATGCTAAGGCAGGTAACTGGTGGGATGGACAAGCTCAACGTGCATTAGCAAATAACTCTGCTACGTATGAAGAGACTCCTACTATCGGACAGTTTATGAGAGAGTGGAGTTCTATCTATGAGTCACATTCAGGTGAGCGTGGTATCTTTAACCGTGAAGCTAGTCAGAAGCAAGCTGCTAAGAATGGACGACGTGATGCGACTTATGATTTTGGAACAAACCCATGTTCAGAAATCATTTTACGTCCTTACCAATTCTGTAATCTGTCTTCTTGCATCATTCGTGCTACTGATAGTATCGATGATATCAGCAATAAGATTCGTCTTGCTACGATTTTGGGAACTTTCCAAGCATCATTAACAGAGTTTCCTTACTTGCGTAAGATTTGGCAGAAGAACACTGAAGAAGAAGCACTCTTAGGTGTGTCAATGACTGGCATTTGTGATAACACTTTACTTAACAATCCTGATGATGAGGGATTACCTGCTCGATTGGAGAAACTTCGTGACCTTGCTGTTACTACTAATGCTTTCTATGCTGATGCTATTGGGATTAACCAAAGCGTTGCTGTTACCGCAATTAAGCCTGAAGGAACTGTATCGCAGCTCTGTTCTACTGCAAGTGGCATCCATCCTCAGCATAGTAAATATTATATTCGTCGTGTTAGAGCTGATAACAAGGACCCCTTAACACAGTTTATGATTCAAGCTGGTTTTGTTGCAGAGCCTTGTGTGATGAAGCCTGATTCAACAACAGTATTTAGCTTCCCTGTTGCTGTGGCTGACGGTGCGTTGTTGCGTGAAGATTTAACTGCGATTGAGCACTTACGCTTGTGGTTGATTTTCCAGCGTCACTACTGTGAGCATAAGCCTTCAGTAACTATCTCTGTGTTAGAGAAAGAGTGGATGGATGTCGGAGCATGGACATTTAAGCACTTCGATGAAGTTACTGGTGTGTCTTTCTTGCCGATGGATGGCGGAACTTACAAACAAGCTCCGTATGAAGAGTGTGATGAACAGACTTATAACCAGCTCAAGATGTTAGTTCCTGAATCAGTAGATTGGAGCAACTTCAAGGAGTATGACGATAATGTCGAGGGTGCGCAGATGCTATCTTGCACTGCTGGTGGTTGTTCTATCTAAGTAACATTGTGTGGTACTTTGACAGGGGACTCTTCGGAGTCCTCTTTTTTTACATTAACTCGAAGTGAGGACCATCAAAGAAGGATTTAAAGTCACCACCCCAACGAATCTTGACACCTTGTTCGTTAGCTACCTTCTTCATTACTTCAGCAAGTTTAGGATAGTATTGTTTATCCCAAGATACCTTACCATCAACAATAGCCACTAAATCGACTGCATGACCTGTTAGGTGCTTTGATTTAAGAGTTTGACTATACCCCTCATTGACGAGCTGTTGTTGCCTCTGAGGTGTTCTAAGACCTTCTGTGACGGTGAAGTCAATCGGTGTCTCTGTAATGGCTTGTTCTACAATCTTAACTAATCTTTCATCTACACCTTTAAGGTTGATTCTGGAGCGTTCAGATAGTGTAAAACTCATTTAGCCATCCCATTCTTAGCATAAAACATTGTTCTGTCACCAAAGAGGTAGAAACCTACAATAGCAGCGAAGTTATCTACTTCAGAGCTTGGTACACCATAAGAATGACTCCAAGCCCAGATACCGAGGGCAATAGCGACCACTAGGGGACGCTGTAGCCTTACGATAGCCTCTACCCACAAATATGATGGATTAGAGCCACCAGCCTCGTTTAAAGCCTTAAACATATCTAAGTCAATCCTCTTGACCTCGACATATTGTTCAATAGTGGCTGGTTTAAAGTTCTCCGGAGCGACGAACTTGGCAATCAACGACTTGCCTAAGTCTACCGCTAGAGGAGCAAACGCTGCTAGTAGTGTGATTGGGTCCATTACTGTCCTTCAGGAGGATTCAACGCACCTCCTAATAAACCACGATATGCAAGATTAGGTGCTCTTGGTGTTGCTCCAGCAGCAATTTCACGCACCGCAGCATTAGCTGCTTGTTTGCGTAAAGCACTTTGCAATAAATCAGCAGTTAAACCACTACCTGCAAGAGATAAGGCAACCGTGCTTCCCGGTCCTTGTGTTATACCATAACCCGCACCAGCAGCAGACAGATTAGACCGTAAAGGACTAAAACGAGCAATCATCGACAACACAGAGTCAAAAGGACCTCCTTTAGCTACTCCTTTAATAATGTTCTGCTCAGATGGAGTAAATAATTTCATTTTATCTTTGTTTGCTGCAAGGTTTATAAACCCACGACGGATAAGTTCACTTTCTGATGCTTTCGGGTCAATCGCTTTAACTTCAGCAACATCTAACGCATCTTCTAATGTTTGAGCACGACTAGCATTTCTCCAGTCTTTACGAGCAGTCATAATATCTTTCACTGCTTTGTCGATTCCTTCTTTACCGGCTACAACATCTTTACCAGTAATATTACTAATATAGTCATCAACTTTTGCAACAGCAACAGACCCTAAACGCTTAATATCAGCATCTTTACTTGCTTTCAAGTCATTTAATGTAGCTCTCATTTTATCTACTGTGCTGAAAGGAATTGACTCATTACTTCCAAGCATCCGAGATAATTGAGTAAGACGAGCAACAACCTCATCTGACTGAGCTGAGCCGGGAACCATACGAGCATCATCTAATGCAGTTCCAATATCATTAAACATTTTTTTAACACTGTCTGCTTTAACAGTAATACCAGCGTCATCTACAGCTTGATAAGATTGTGCTGCTCTATCTTTAACCTGTGCGATTGTTTCTCTAGGACGGTATTTGTAATCAATACCTTTCCCTACTGCTGCTGCAGTAACTGTTCCTGTTAAAATACCAGCAATCGTCGCAGCAGTATCACTACCAGTAACTTCTTTTACAATTTCAGCAGTAGGTTGTGCAACAAGACCAGATGCAGCGGCTGCAGGTACCTGACGAATTAAGTCTTGAGCCAGAGCAGGGACATTAGGAGCCAGTTTAGCCATTCCCGCAGTACCTACCATTGCCTGTGTACCGGCTTGTACAGCTCGTTCAGTAGAGTTCTCTGGAGTTGGAAGTACTTGACTTAACATCTGACTTTGTGCTGCGGCAGGAGAAGTCGTCCATTGATTTAAACCAAGAGAAGGAGCTGCTAAATTATATCCGCTTCTAACACCTTCTAATACCATTGTAGCAGGAGAAGTAAATGCTTCATATCCAGCACGAGCAGTAAGACCAATTTGACGACCAAGCTCATCAGTCATTGAACGCTGTTGAGGAGCCTCTACTACTGGAGCAGGGGACTTACCTGACATAGCGTTATATTTAGCTAAAACTTGGTCTTTAGTAGTTCCATCAGGAATACCGCTAATAATAGTGCCGTCAGGCATTTCGACATCAAATGGCATAATAGTCCTTATTATAGGTCAGAAAATTTAACTGTTTTCGGACTTTTAGGTTGGTTTGCTGGAGGTGTAGACTGAGGTTCTTTTCCACTAAATAGCGGTTCTACATTCTGAGATTTACGACGACGGTCGATACCCTCAATAGTTCTCGCCTTAGCTGTTTCAATAGCTTGATTATAGCGTTTAAGAGCTTGTAATGAAGCCTCTGAGTCGTTTCTACCATAAGCCGCAACTAAAGCATTAGCGAAACGCAGCACATCCTTATCGGTCTGTACACCTTTTTCAGCACTGACTTGTAAGTTAACAGCAGTATCCACAGCAGATTTAAGACCTTCGTATGCACGACTTTCTGGAGTAGAGTTACCCAAAGCGTTTTGAGCCATATACTTAGCATTATTAGCAGGACTCAAGTTTAACTTACGAACACCTTTTGAGTCAGGTGATAAATTCTCAATAGATGGGATAAGTGCTTCAGACTGAGCTTTATAATTATCCAGTTTTTGTAAATCTGTATCTTCACTCTTCTGTAAACTTACTGGAAGAGGTTTAGGAGGTGCGGCAGCTTTGTTAGAAGCAGCCACAGCACGAGCAGTAGCACGGTCTTGAGAAGCAGTTAGAATCTGTAGAATCTTATCAGGGGAACCATACTTGCGGACAACCTCGATAACCTGTTGCTCAGACGCATTAGGAGGTAACTGTGATAACTCAGCACGAAGTTTCTCTTCTTGAGCAGCAGAGAGTTCAGCTTTAGAAATATCAGCACGAGTTTTCTGTAGACCTAAGCTACCTTTTTCAACTTCATCTGCTCTTGCAACAGCCATCTGAGCAAAGTCAGGGGCACCGTTCTGAGCTAATGCTTGAGCATATTGACGTAATCCTTCGGAAGAAGTAATATCAAATTGACTTGATAATGCTTTTGCCATCGATGCTTTTTCCATCTCAGGGTCACCACCAAGCAAACCAGTAGCAACACGACCTAAGCCAGCAGCGCCTTGATAGATAGACATCTTAGCTTGCTGCATTGGGTCAAGCTGAGCATAACGATATGCTTGAGAAAAATCAAGTGCTTGTCGTTGTTGTGCGAGTTGTTGTGGGTCAACACCAAATAAACCACCTACGATATTATCTGCCATGATATCTTACCTAGAAATTGAAAAGTTACCGGAACCGCTAAACGCACCGCCCGGCTGTAATTGACTCATACCTGCAGTCGACTGACCACCACCAATTAAGCTATTGAACCAGCTTGAGCCGCCTAAAGCAGAACCAACTCCGCTAACAGCTGTTCCCATTGGGCTATAACCCTGATACTGATTGTAAGCCTGTGCAGCAGCCTGTTGAGGAGCTAAGTATAACTGACCAGCTTTTGCACCTGCTTGAGAATACTGATTCGCCAAGTCTTGAGACAAGGCAAACGGCTGTTGTCCCATAGCTTCAGTAGTTCCTAGTAGACCTAGCTGAGTCTGTAGTGGAGCATAGCCGGCAGTCTGTACAGAAGATAATTGTTTCAACAAGTCTCCACCAGTACCTAATAAGCCAGCACCAAAAGTTGTACGGTCCATACCTGCTTGAGTCGCATTAGCACCTAACTGTAAGTTTTGTTGTGCTAAAGCATTGTAGTATGCCTGTAGTTCAGGATTAGATGCTTGAATATTTCCAGACTCTGTACCACCAACAGATAAACCACCACGACCTGATTGAGCTAATTGGTTACGGATAGTGGCTAATTGCTGCTCACGACCAGCAGACAGTAACCCAGTCTGTTGTTGCATATAATCAGCAGCAGCTTGCTCAGGAGACTGAGCTAAATACTGTTGACCTAGATTAAACAAACTCTGTGAACCACTCATTAAAGGCTGTTGAGCTGCTTGTCCTAGTGCAGCAGCATCGTAAGACCCTGCTTGAGCAAACAACTGGTCTTGAATAGCTTTAAGCTGAGGAGATAGAGTATAACTACCTTCTCCTTCAGGAGTAAAAGCTGACGTACCAAAAGCTGTTGTCATTCCATAAGGCTTAAACTGCGCCATTGCTGACGCTTTATCGGCAGCAGCTCGTAATGCTTCTGCTTGTCCTTTAGCTGCATCAGCACTTTTAGAACCCGATATTAAACCACCAGCTAAATTTAGTACTGGACCTGCTACTTGTGCGACTGCTCCACCCATTATAGACTCCTACTATATATGTGATACATTTGTTTATCCTGATTTATGAAATCTTGTTTAAATTCAAACCCGATTGACTTGCCAAACTTCACTAGCTTCTTATTATCTTCATGTGCTATAGCTACTAAAGGAACAGCTACTAAATGTTGTAACAAGTTTAAATCTTCTAAATACTTTACTTTGATACTTGGTGTCCATTTACGAACATCGGTGTGAAACCATATTAAGTTGTCATGTAACTCTAACAACATAGTGTAGTCTTCACGAATGACGACAGGTACCTTAAAACTCAAGCTGTACGCTTCCACATCTTAACAACGATGAAAGGCTGTACGTTAGCGTTAGTACCGCTAGAACCTGCTGAAGCTACTGTTGTCGCTACTGTGATTCCTGTTGTGTTTGTTAAAGTAGCGTGTCCGGGGAAGTTAGAGTATCCTCGTGTTAAAGCGGCACCTGCTCCAGCACCGTTAGGAGCGCCGTTGGACTCTGATGTGTGTGCGTGTCCCGGGTCTGTAACGGTAGAGGTTGCAGTATGTGAGTGACTGACAGCAATAGCGTCTTTAGAGCCGCCAGTCTCTTCTAGTGCATCAAATAATGTATCAGTAGAATCTAAACCGACCATTACTTTACCAGCACCAAACTCTGTCCAAGTACCAAAACCTAACAATGTAGAAGGATTAGTTGATACAGCAGCGTTGATGTAGATAGAACCAACAGGGTAGATTAAACTTAAAGCAGCAGTTACAAATGCTGTAGTTGCTACTTGTGTTGTATTAGCGCCTGAAGTAGCTGTAGGAGCTGTTGGAGAACCAGTAAATGCAGGACTATTGATATCTGCTTTAGAAGAAATAGCATTTACAATAGCATTGTATTCGTTATCAATCTCAGTGCCTTTAATTACTTTAGCAGGGTCTGTAATCCCTAACGAATCTTTAGCTGCAAAGTTAGTAGCTTTTACATAATTACTCATAATGTTTTTCCTGAAGTTACAAATATATCCAGTTTTTGAATGGATAAAGGATTACCGTTAATATCTGCTTCAAAACCAATCTGAAGTACTTTACCTGAACCGCTGGTATTAATCTTAGTGTTTACTAAATCAACACCATCACTATACTTACCTACATTATATAAATCAATGTTAAAGTAACTCGATGTCTGTGTTGGTAGGGTAACTGCTCCTGAGCGATATAATTCAGAGTAATCAAAGCCCCATTTAACAGATAGAGTCTGATTAGAACCACCAATAGCTGTAAGAGCTACTTTTTTTAAGAACTTTAGACTTGTAGGAGCTTCTAAATCAAACCAGTTTGTATAATACTGCATACGATAAGTTGATGTATCGTCTAAGAATCCGTAGTACTCACCTACATATCCTGTTTGACCAATTAACAAGTCTTGGTCTCTTGTAAAATATAAAGACTTTGGTTTAATGTTTGTCCATGTAGTTACACGAGCAGAACCGTCTTGCAGTGCAGCACGAGTATCAAAGCAATATACTTCATTAGTTACAGGAAAACAAATAATATAAAAAGCATCTTTAGGCGAATATACAGCTTTGACTGTGTCTAAATCTTCAGACTGTACATCGCTGATTAAATCATCACGGACATTCTTACTGATGTCGTTCAAAGGCATTGATTTCTCTTGCACTGTACGACTAAGCGAACGAACACCTGTCTCAGACAAGAAGAACACATCGTTACCTACTGATTGAATAGAATCACGAGCAATACAACCCATTCTATCAATACCTTCAGTTAACGACATAGTTGTAGGGTCAATAGCTCCACCATAAATAAGTAGTTGCTTTTTACCAAAGATAACTAAGTTACCGTTATGAGCAGCAAGACCTGTAATTTGGTCAGTTCCGTGAACCCAGACACCGTGAAGGTCTAAAGTACCGGAAGTACCTGCTGTCCACTTCTGTCCTGATTTAGTATCAGACCATTGAACGGTGTTTTTATCAGTAGCGGTGTTGGCAATCCACAAACGACCATAAGCAGATAAAGATACATCAGCTTGAGCTACTGTACCACTATATCCTGACATTTCAGAAATACGCTTGTATACTGTTGTGCTTACTGATGGTTCAAAGTACAGTGGGTCGTGTCCGCTCTGAAACAGATACAGAACACCGTTAATAGTACTGATAGACCAGTGGTCGTCTGTGATTGTAGGAGCAGAGCCACCGCCACCGTAAGTAAGTTCTGTTAGAGTATCGTCAACTAGTTTAAATAGTTTGTTATTACCAGCAACAACAACATAACTTACACCAGCATTATCAATAACTTCACCAATAGCTTTTACATCGTGAGCACCGAGATTGCCAGAAGAAGCGTTTACTTTTCTCCAACCACGACGAGCACCAATACGACCAAATTTATCAATAACACAGTTTTCAGCTTTAGTAGCAAAACCAGAAGCAAGGGTTACTGACGAGTCTTGGCTATTGAGACCATAGAATCCCGGAGCGGCAATAGAAGCAGCTTTTAATTGCTTCATACTGCGAACCACTCACCTTCTTCGATGTATCGACCTGATTCCAACGCAATGGCGTCTGAAAGACTCTGTAGATACAAAGCATAGGCTTCATTACCTGTGATACCAGCATCCTCACCACGCTCTGCAATAGCTCTTGCAAAAGCACCGTATATTACAGGCTCGTGTGGTACATACAATACATCCGCATCAGCAACTAGCTCAGGCTGTGGTTTAATGATGTTAAAACGTACGTTATAAACACCGTCAGGAATAGGATAAAAATCTACCTGTGTATCGCCATTAACATTCGTACCGTTAAAGTTGAAGTAGATTGGAGGACCTTTTGGTGGGTCATTAACTAAGAAAGCCTTATCCATCCAACGAGTAGTTTGATTCTGCATAATCATGTTGCTAGAATCATTAATAATATCAATTAGACGGAAGCGTTGTCCAGAACCAACTAAGACGTAGTTAAAGATGTCCGGAGCGGTTACTGCTGATAAAGTCTCAGATAATGAGTTCCAATTATAGGAATCTTCTACCTGACGCTTAGAATCATTGATGTAAGTAGCAATGAGCTTAACATACTCATTATCGTTAACCGAAGTAGCTTCAGGCTCACGCAATCTGCGTAGAACCGAGTTAGTTAATTCGAGGTAGTTGTAAGCAGCCATATTTTCCTAATCTTAGCACAAATGTTGTAAAAATACAACACTTTTCTTTACTTTTTCTTCTTTTTAGCCATCTTAGCTTCTGACAAAGCAATCGCTACTGCTTGAGCTTTAGACTTTACTACCTTACCGCCTTTACCGCTGTGTAAAGTACCGGTCTTAAACTCGTGCATTACTTTTCCTACTTTAGCTAATTTCTCTGCTTTTTTCATTATTTTCTCTCCAATACGAATGTACAAATTACACTAAAAGTAGACGCTGATTCTGTCGTTATATGCACTTGGTCTCCTTCATCCATCACTACTTTTGCACCATCAAATTTAAAGTAATCCTTAGAATTCATGCTATAAGCTGTTAGAATACCTACATGAGTATTTTCACTTACATCGTACCAATCAGCAGTAATAGTCTTAGCGGAGGCGGTTGAGTTGTGTATGTATAACAGCTCCCACTCTGCAGTGTATCCTGCAGGAACTGTATAAACTGTTGTTTCTACACCAGCGGATAGGTTCTTACCGACAGATATTGGTCTCATAGGTGTTTAATAATCCAGTCTTTGAACAGAGTTAAGAAGATACCAATACCAGAAGCAATAAAAGCTACACCGCCTAAGAAGCCTTTGTAGCGAGTCAATTCATCCTTGACTTCGTGCAAGAGTTTTAGGCATGCTT